TGCCATGGTCAATAATAATATCCCCGTCGCCAAGTAATGGTAATAACTCATTGAGGGTTTCCTCCACTAATTCTGCTGGAATAACAAGTTGAAAAATTCCAGGGCATTCTGAATAGACTGTCTCACCAGATTTCTCTCCGTATATAGATACCTTTCTCTTTACTACTTGAACAAGGCTTTCCAAAGAATCTGCAGCTGCTGTGATATACCCACTTTCTTCTGCTTCTTTTGCTTTGGCATAGTTTCTACGATATCCATAAGTTTCAATACCTTCTTTAATCATTCGGCGGGACATACCTTCGCCCATCCGACCAAGACCAATAATACCAACTCTCATACTCACCTCGACTGAATTGCTAGTAATGTTTCATAGGGTATCCAAGCAGGTGTTTCATTCTTAAACTGAACTTGGACTTCTGTAATAATTCTTTCAAGATCCTTTCGATAGGATTGTCTTGTATTTTTTACACACGATAATGGATTAGTCATCAGGTCCTCCAGGGTACTGCGGATTGCATTCTTCTTCTCATCTCTGTTGCTAACGAAGCATATTCGTTATACATTTTATCTCCGGCAACAAAACAATGTTGTCTCTGTTCCAACGCATCAATAATCAAAACGTAATCTTGTTTTGTAAAGTCGGGAAAATACTTCGTCATGGGTTTTCTGGGTCTAATCCTAGTTCTTTAAGATAATCTATCCACCATTGTGGATCCTTCTTTGTTTTCCAGTTTGGAACTGGTAAACATTTATCAGAATAATATTCTGATATCGCATCATCTAAAATCTGTGCGATCTCCATACTCCTCTTCCTCCTCGTCAACGTCTGCATATGCGTCTGCCACATATGGTCCGTGTGGTTTTTTGGATTCTGCTCTGACATACTTCCGTTCATCGTTGACTGCAAAAATCCACAAACTGAGTTTCATTACAACCCATATTATCACAATAGGCGATAGACAAGCAAGTAAAACGAGTGGGTTCATGTTGGTTCTCTGAAATACTCCGGTAAAGGACATCCTTTAAAATCGTTTATTTCATTGACAGATACGATAAACATGGTAGCGAATCCAAGGCAAAAAGCAAAAAGCATTTGAGGGAAGTTGTAATTGCCTACGAAGGCAGTAGGATCAGGTTCATCATCATGAGGATGAATTTGTTTGGCGATCCTTTCAACCTCTTTTTTTCTTTCCTCCTCGGATTTTTTATCCATGGTATCTACCTGGCCATGATAGTTGCATTCCAGAGATTAGCAACACAATAAAAGCAAATACAAACAAAAGATCCATAATCTACCTCGCTGCTTCCAAGTCACTCGTATCGAGAACAGATGCTAAATCTTTCTCTCTAATAGTTAGTCGATCAGGATCTATTAATCTGATTGCCTCAGCAAGTTCTTGGAAGTGCTGAATCTCATCATTCATAATCTCACAGATCTTCTTATCATCAGGAAAACGTGTCAGATACTCAGCGTATGTGAGTGAAGCATGAACCTCTACTTCATATGAGAGGTGGTAAGCAGACCTAGGAGCCACCCAATAATAAACCACGTTGACCCAATAATAGATAAGGACGAGGTGTTTGGCAGCAAAACGATCAATCCAATAAGAATTACCGCCCCTAGATTCCATGTATTCCAGATGTTCTGTTTCATTGATAGATTGATCGAAGTGTTCTTTCATCAAGTATAGATGCTCAGGACCACGAAGTCCCATCGACTCACGGAAATGTAACACACTCAAGAATGCAAAATAAGGTGCCCGAGCAATCTCCTCAAGCACCCAGAATCGTTGATAGTCTCGACCTTTGTATAAAAAGTCGATGATTGCGACTGTTAAATTGAGAAAAAAAGTATTAAGTGTCTTCATCGTCATCCTCATATAAAGGACAGGGTTCTTCAAATAAATGTTCCATTCTAAGTTGTTTGATTCGCTCCCTCAATTGTTTATAAAACTCTCTCTTCTCGTCTTCGTTCATTCTACATGCACGGTTCCGATCATTCCAGCTCCTTTATGAGGTCCACACCAGTAAGTATAGTCACCTGCTTCCGCAAAAGCAACGTCGAACTCTTCTCCTGGCATCATTGCAAGGGCTTCATGACCTAACTCAGGATGATCCTCAACGATGACGTTATGTGGGGGGAGCATATTGTTAACAAAGTGTACCGACTCTCCCGCACTGATTGTTACTTCAGCAGGATCAAAAACTAAGTTGCCACCAGAACCCATCTGGACATCAACTGCCCATGCTGGTGTTGCTAAAAATAGTGTAGTGAGTAGTACAAAAAACAACTTCATAGAAGTTTACGCGACTACACTATCTAGCATGGTAGATAATAAAATAATTGTGAATATCAGCAACCACTAACAGTTCTTACTGCTTCTGCACCGACAGTTTTACCTACATTTTGACCCAGTAAAGTTGCCCATCCTGCCGCTAACCACCCAATGTATGGGATACCTGTGAGCATAGGAGCAGCACTTGCTGTAATACTAGCACCGACCATCCCTCCGGTCGATTCTCCAGCGCCCACCGACTTTATGCATTCTAGGTCCTCTGCAGTCCAGGACTTTCCCTCCGAAGATATTTCACCTCTTGGTATATTCTTCTGCCCATCCATGGTGTATTCATAGGTCTCAAAGTTTTCTGACTGCACAGAACCCTGAGATGACTTACCAAATGCACCCTTCTCATCATACTCTTTATCAACGGAAGATGACTTAGTTGTGGTCAGTACCTTAGGATCATTTGACTTATAGTCAATGCGATATCCGTCTGTTCCAACCTCAACCTTGTAAGATGAGTAAGGTCCAGTGGGGAGATTGATGGCAGGGAACTGTGGACGATCAGCATACTTCTCTGTCGTCTTCATCTGATAGTTCATGAGATGCCCTAGCACACCGATATGTGCTACTGCAACCACTCCACCTACTCCTAAAGCAAACCACTTAAATCGCGACATGATTACCTCTTAGGTTCAACAGCAGATACAACTGCAGGTTCTTCATCTTTCCTTTTCTTTGCGGGTGCTGCACCACCTGATTTGGCAGGACTAAGACCGAACGCAGCTAAAGATCCAGAGAACACCGATGCGATAAAAGTAGGGTCGAAGTCAAGAATCTTCTGACCATTTGGAAGTCTTACATATGAAAATGTAAGGAGAGAGGCAGACCAAATCAATACTACAACTTTGACTAGATTACCAAGAACTTCACTTTTATCTTCATCCTGGTCTTCCTTCTCTACTTTGGGCTTCGTATCTGCCATTAGTAGAGCAGCAAGGCAACTTTATTTATGATTCGAGTTGCTCTACTGAGATTGTTGTGTGTCTAAGAGTATTAAACCTTTTGCAAAGGCTATCGCTTGATTCGTGTTGCCATTTTTGATACGCATTTTTTAAGGATTGGAGGTAATCATTTCCATCGATGCCTTTCATCTCCGCAGCAACTATGGATTTGATTAACACATCCCTCGTTAAATGTGTCATTTGAAAATTTTTGTTATCCAATAACAGACTTCTACATTACGAGACTGAAGAAGGTTTGTCAAGAAGCCTGCCTTGGCTGTGCTTCAACTTGTATTGAATGTTATTATTTAGGAATGAACCCATTTTCGACCAACCATTCCCGTGTCTTTGGTGTGGGTGGATATTTTTCCCACATCTTACCAACAGCGCAAGACTTGATCGCTTCTAGGGTCATATTCTCAGTATGCCCCGCCCAGAATGCTTCTTTCTCCCATGGAATGGCATGTGGCATATTCCTATATGTTCTCCGTGCCATCTCCTGCCACATCTCAGGGACATCTTCTTCGTTATGAATGATAGCAATCATGTTATTCTTGATGCTACCTGCCATACAATCTTGTGCAGCGTGCCATCCTTCATGACGCATGACGCTCATTAGTGTTCCTGGACGACCCACATATCTTTTATTGAGGAAGAAGTTATTACCCACGGTATGATAAACACCGCGAGTCATGGGTGGAAAATATTTTTCTGGTGCTAGAAAAACCTTAACTCCGATCTGGTCAAGATAGAAGAGTAAGGCGTTGAATTCAATAGAAATGCCATAAAAATCATCAGTATTAGGATACTCAGAAGAAACATCCAAAGTATTTCGAACTTGTTTGACTCCATCTGAACATTCTAGTAGTAACATACAACCCATAGCATCCATAGTGAAGTATCCCTTTGTGGGTTCGCTACGAACTGGGACAGTCATCCCATGAGCAGCACCCAGAAGAAGACCAGCAAGAATATATCTAATCATGGTAGAGACACTCCACCGGTCATTGTGGGCAGTTCAGGTGTAGCAGCATCAAGCAAGTCTGGAAGTGCCCCTGCAATCGCTTCTGTCGCTGCCTTGGAGACTCTCTCTCGTACACGCTCAACAATCGCATCCCTAGAAACGTAAACATACGCCCCGCCACCAATAATACTCACCGTGCCTAGGAATGATAATACTGCTAATACATTAATTACTTTCTGCATAGTAAACCTCAAAATATTTTGCCACTCCAAATGAGGTCTTATGACCTTGAGAGACCCAATCATGAGCACACTCAAAGATGGATTGACTGGAGTATTTAGGAACTACGCCATTCATCTGTCCACCATACTTCTTGAGAAGGATTTGTAAGACCTCCTCACGCAATTTCATTTTCTCTGGACTATATCGCCAATCATCGTTCATGATAGTTCTCCGATCCACCGATGGGATTCAACTGTATTGTAGTCCCTCCAGATCGAGTTGCAAGCTCATACATGTCCTGATGGATAGTTTTAGATTCACCAGTGCCATAATACTTGTGTGCTTCCTCTTTAAATGCTTGATATTCTCTCTCCATATAATCTTTATTCTCATCAGAAAGAGTTGCTGGTCCAAACCACTTATCATCTTCCAGATACTGTGGAGCAGGGACTGTTGTGTGTTCTGCCTTTGGAACGTTAAATGGAATGAACGGAAGATTCACACCACCAGATGTAACTTTGATGCCTGTGTTTGGAAGCATACTTTTTACCTTACCTAGGAGTGTTTGTTTGATTTTATTTAACATTATGAGAGAACTAGTTTCTTAGAGTAGTTATACGCATAAGTCTCGCGCTTTCCTTTGATGCCCCAACCCAACCAACGGTATGCTGATTTCATGTAATAAGACACACTTTGTCCACTACCTTCAAACGCAGGTAGATATTTTTGAAATACATTCTCATTGATCATGTAACGAGTCTGACATGACAACTCACTAGGATCACAATCATACTTTTTGGCAAACATTCCTAACCCATTATAACGCTTCGGAGTAGTCCACTGGATGATTCCATACCCACCGCGATAGCAACGGTCATAAGGAACTCTAGCGCCTCCTTCGCATACATTGGCACGGAAGTTACTCTCTTGTTTAATGTTACCCAGAATCGTTGCAAGTGCATTACGGTCTTTGATGTTTGTACTTTCTTGTAACTGACTGAGAATATATTTTTCTTCTGGAGTGCATTCAGGACAGTTCCATGTTTTCTGCTGTGAACTCAAGTCCGTAGAAGCAATAGCCGTAGTTACAGCATTTGGAGCACATGACGTGCCAAGGAGTCCTAGCACTGAAAGGGCAACAAATGACTTAAACATAAAAGGGGAGCGTAATGCCCCCCTATTATAAGGTATTCGGTTTTTCCTGTCAATTATTTGGTGCCGTGGCAGGAATCATCATCCCCCCACCAAAATCATCGTCATCATCAGCATCTTGAGATACTGCCCAGACGACCCAAGCAAATAACAATCCAGATGCTAATGCCAACATTTCCTCTATCACCAAATGCCTGGGATAAGTTGTCCTGTAATAGCATAGGATCCCATCGCTGCTACTACTCCGAGCATTGCTGCCCAACCATTGATACGTTCTGCTCTTTCGTTCATTGTCCTGTCTCCTGTAAAGTTAGATAAAAGTTTTCGTTCGTTGGTTTTCTACCATCCAATTCGTAGATAGTAGAGTCTCCGTAAGTCTTATGATCCTTGTATCCTACCATTCTCCCCTTCGTGTTCTGGAGAGCAGGCATGAATACGATAAAGAAAAATATTCCTGGTGCTCCGATAATCAAAGCACTTGCGATTACATAGTATGTTAGAAGTTCAGCCAGGGAAGTTTCCATTAGTAAGTCTCAGCTAATTGTTCAACGGAGTAAGCAAGCAAAACAAAGAATGAAATGCTTGTTACAGTAAAAATTAATTCAGACATCAGATCATACCAAAGAAAAGATTACCAGTCAGTGCATATGAGAACACTGCAAAGAAGAAACCAATCATCGCGGTGCGACCATTCAGTTTTTCTGCACGTTCTGCATATGATTCGTAACCATAACGCTCAGCGTCGGTCTTCGAAATATACATCTGAGGTTCTTTAGCAAAAAGATTTTGCTGTCCTCTTTCATTGGTCGTTACAGTCATTTACTTAATGTTGTAAATCTTTACATATTATATAGTATTGTAAAGATTTTGTCAATACATATTTTCTTAAGATTTGGTATATCTTATAACAGATCTAACTTCTTTCCATGCACATCAGAGCACCATTTTCTGGATTCATGACACACAAAAACTTTTTAGGGGTGGACATCATTCCAATAATAACAAACAACTGAGCAATTACAACTACTGGGAGCGCATACTTACCCAGTTGTTTGCGAACGGATTTCATTTGTCTCTATCAGAGTATGTACTATTTAATAGTTTCTACTGCTTTAAGGGACTTTTGACGAAGTTCCTCTGGAAGAGGGACATATCCTAGTGAGTCCGAAAGCGATTGTGATTCCTCACTTAACATATATCGAAGAGTTTCCTTCACACCGGGAACAGACTCTGGATATGCAAGAATCCAAGTCAGAGAGACAATTGGGTAAGCATTCTCGCCAGCAGGATTTGGATCTGCACCACGAAGTTTATCGTCTAGAA